GCAACTCTCGAACAGGTCGCCGAAGACCTTAAACTGGATCCTAAGACCCGGTATAAGGACAAGCTCAAATTTGCTAAGCAAAAGGGCTGGAGGCCTATCGAAGAGGTGCTGAAGACCATCAAAGAGTCTTATCAGTACGCCTCCATGTGGGATACGAAGTCTGACATCCACCGTGGATTTTCTTCAACGTCATGGACGAGAAGAAATATTGGAATGGAAAAGGCATACAATGACCTTGACCTACCAATAGTCGAACTAACGGAGTTACCCCGACAACCGTCGTGGAAACCTACCGTAATGGTTCTCGTCGAAGAACTAGGATACCTAGTTTACGACGGAGATAAGATGGAAGAGGGTGAGGAGTGCTGGGGAATCCCAGAACATGCTGTCATCCAGCCCATTATGGGCCAGGTGGCCAGCCCTCGCCTTTTCCTCCACTATGAAAATGATCGCCTAATCCTAAACACAACCTCGCGGAAATGCAATTATGGACAGACATCACATGCGGGTATTTAGTAATGCCAAGCACTCCTCCTGGGTAGCCCCCAGGTCTCTCTTAGATTTTTCGAGAGAAACTCTCTTACGCCCAAGGCCCACTAGAGTGTTTTACTCTCAACACAATGTTTCCAATTCTTAATCCATACGGCGCGAGCCGCATAGGCAGAACTGGAGCGGGAGATCACGTGGACGGTTGTTTGCGAATCCTTGATGAGGAATCGTGGACGCAGGGCGACCTTAGCAAAGTCGTTTCAACCCTCCGCCATGCTCGCTTACGCTTAAAAAGCACCGGCGAGCACATCGATAGGTATATCCACCGGAAGCCCAATGGGTATCTGCGGATGGAGGACCGGAAAGATCTACTGAACTGTGTTCCATATACTAAGTATAGGGGACTCAGATCTGCAGTAGAACTCTTCCTGTCTTCGAAATGCTGTGTAATCCAAAAGATCCAAAGGGTCTTTTCTTGGATAGATACAGTAATCTACCTTACCCTCCCAGAGGGGCAAACCACAGACGAGTTTAAGACCCGTTGGTGGATCTTGATAGTACACGACATTGTATCGTCTGGTACTTATCACTATGTCTGTAAGAAATGGTCGAGTTTCTCACTATATCTTACACTGCATTTCGGAGGTTCCATAGCCCCTGTAGCAAAGTGGGAACCGTGGTTTCCCAATGTCCCCCTTGGGACATGGATGACCAAGGCTCCTTCTGAGCTGACTAGAAAGGAAGCTGCAATGTGCAGACTCCTTGCCGACAAGAGAGGACTGCCTTCTGGTGACAATGTAACCAAAAGGCTCGCTCTCGAGTCACATCTAGTCGCTCTAACCAAGAAGCGAAGTGCGCTGTCTGAGCAACATAAGTATGAGCTCAGAACCTATAGTAGGATAGCAGCGAAAGAGATCAAGAAATTTGTCTCTGAGAGATGGTTCAGCTCTAAGAGCGGACACGTCTCCATTTCGAATTCTTCTTGTTTAGAGGCAACAAGGGATATGGGTGGGAAGCGGTTGTACGTACTGAATAGCCTCAAGGAATGGCTCCTTGAGGAACCTATAGTTGACCGCAGCGTCATCCTACCTACTGGCCAAGCCTTCTTAGAGAAGATTGGTCAGCCTAGGTGGAAGACTGTTCGTCCGCCAGGCTTCGCAGAAGCCGTGAATCCGTTTGACGGAATTCGGAAATCGACAGGCATATTGACTGAAGATTTCGTGGACGGTGAACAAGAAAGAGTTGGGTTTCAACTCTTCTGCTGGGCTTACAACATCCTCAATGAGGAAGGTTACTTAGATAACGAAGGAAACGCGACGGAGAAGCCAATGCCAATCCAAAGGGTCTGCATAGCAGAACCAGGCTGTAAAACCCGGGTTGCGACAAAGAGTATGGCTGCCTTTATTATATATGGGCAACCGTTCGCACATTCTATGCGCGAATTACTCGAGTCTCACCCTGCTCTAAGAGCTGGCCTTGGATCGGGTTACCAACTGTGGGAATGGACAAAGCTTTTAAAAGGCCGTCCAGTACCTAAGTTCGTAATGGTTGGCGACTTCGAAGCTGCGACTGATCATATTGATCATGAAGCAGGAAGAATCGCAATGTATGAGCTGTTAACCGAAATCGGTGGCTTAGCTGGATACGGGAAATCGTTTGTCGACCTTCTACTATCTCCTAGAGTTATAGTAGAGGCTGATGGCTCCGTTACGATCACTAATAGTGGTACGTTAATGGGAGAACCAGGATCGAAAATCGTCCTTACGTTCTTAGCATTAGTTGCTAATTGCTATGCCCGACAAACTCCAATTTCCTCGTCCCTCTTTGCTACCGCAGGGGATGATCAAATCGACGCTGATGACGATCCAACTGTACTCCTCCGCTATGCGGAGGCGTCGAAGATAACCACGATGGTTCCTTCGATGGACAAATGGATGGT